GCAGACAAAGAGTTGCATGAAGGAGAAAATGCAGGAAAGCCAAACGACTTCCCATATTATGATATCGCAGGATTGTTTTATTTAAATGATGATTATGAAGGTGGAGAGTTATATTTTCCAAATCAAAAAATACAGTTCAAGCCTAAATCAGGTGCAGCATATTTTTTCCCAGGGGACCTAAATTATATACATGGAGTAACCCAGATTACAGAAGGAATAAGATATGTTGTTCCATTTTTCTTTACTATTTTGTCTCATAAGGAGGGCCAATAATGCAAGAAGATATAGTTTTAAATTTTAACAAAATAGAAGATAGAATTTTTGTTTACAAAAATCCATTTAACGATTTAGAAAAAATAATTTCATCCCTTGATGATAGAAAGTGGGATCAGTGGTATACCTTTGGAAATATTCATCACATACCCCTTCCTGGGAGTGTCGAGTCAGATTCTTTCCCAAGCACCGTTGATTGGGAATCTTACACCAACAAGATTCAGGATAAGGACAAAGACCTAGACATCGTTAATGTTTTTTATAATACTACCAAGCACTACATTGAAGAAATCAACCTGACTTCAAATAACTGGATGCTTGGAAAAATAGATATAGCAAAGTACCCAGATGCAAAAAATATAACTGATCCAAATGCAAAGCCATTTTTTAATGAAATTGGCAAAAATTACACAATGTCTTTTCACACTGACTATCCACAAGAAAGTACAAACTCTCCAGGAGCAAAACAAATAGTTACCTGCAATATGTACCTAAATGATAATTATGAAGGAGGGGAGATAGAGTTTAAAGTCTTTTCAGAAGATGGCTCTTATGAGAGAATAACTTATAAGCCAGAGGCAGGAGATGTTGTTATATTTCCATCTACTCCACCCTATTGGCATGGAGTAAGAGAAACAACAAATGGAGATAAGTATTTTGTTAGATCATTTTGGTATGTAATTGATGGACCATCAGAAGAGTGGATTGAAAATGAAAAGAAGTATGGCAAAGAGGTTTGGCATGAGATGGAAGAAACAAGAAAACAAGAAGAAAGAATTTCTGGGTTGTACATAAGAAATGGTTAACAAGTCAAACTTTAATTATCTAAAAGATGAAAAAAATAACAAAGGAGTTTTGGGAATAACCCATAACCGTATTGTAGAAATTCCTAACTTCGTTGATGAAAAAACAGCAAGCAGTATGATAGCCTATGTTGAGTCAAAAGGAGAAAACTGGGGAGACATAGCGTTTTATGGTTCACTAGGCATGGGTCTTGCTCCAAATGATCCAGGACTTGCTGAGCATGGATTAAGTCTTACATTTTTTGATGATCTTAGAGATAAATTTAAGGAAGCCGTTGAGTTAGTTTTTGAAAGAAAGGTAAGACCTAATACCTCTCATGCTCAAAAATGGGATGTAGGAGGATATGCTTCACCACACTCCGACAACTCTGACTTCGATGGAAACCCTAATGCTTTTGAAATAAACAAATATGTTGGCATTTTATATTTAAATAGCAACTATGAGGGTGGAGAGTTATTTTTTGTTGAACCATCAGATAAGGAATCAGAAGGATCTGACATGTCTGGCAAGCCAGTTCCAGTTTGGAAAGATCCATATCTTTCTTTTAAGCCAAATGCTTATTCTTATTATGTATTCCCTGGTGGGGTAGAAAATATTCATGGAGTAACTGAAATACTTGCTGGAACAAGGTATACTATGGTTTCTTTTTGGGACTACGAAGAAATAGAATATAGTCAAGAGACTATTGACAGATGGAACGAAGAAGAAAAAGAAATTAGAAGATTACAGTCTATTCAAAAAGAAGAGTGGACCAAAGGAAATAAATACGCATAGGGTATAACCCTAAAGTATAAGAAAAGGTAGAGAGTTTTGCTTTTTATAAAACTCTGCTATACTTAAGACTATTCCGTTTTTGAAAGGACGATACACATGTCAGATTTTTTTAGTTTTAAACTTCCAGAGGACTTCGTAGAAAAGTACAAAAGCCAAGAAAGCCCATTTGGGTTTAAGGATGCAGCAGAAAATTCACTTGGAGAAATTACTTTTATTCGTACATATTCTCGCATGAAGGAGGATGGAACTAAGGAGCGTTGGCATGAAGTGTGTCGTCGTGTAATCGAGGGTATGTATTCAGTACAGAAGAATCATGCTAAAGAAAACCGTTTGCCATGGAATGACTACAAGGCTCAGAAGTCAGCACAAGAAGCATTCCAAAGAATGTTTGAATTAAAGTGGACACCTCCAGGTCGCGGTATGTGGGCATTTGGAACCCCTATGACTATGGAGAAGAAGAACTCAGCAGCACTACAAAACTGTGCAATGGTATCTACAAAGGACCTTGATAAGAATGATCCAGGAGCATTGTTTGCTTGGGTTATGGATGCATTGATGCTTGGCATTGGTGTAGGGTTTGACACAGTGGGACAGGATAAGAATTTTTCAATCTATACCCCAACAGAACCAGAACAGGTGTTCGAAATCCCAGACACTCGTGAAGGCTGGGTAGAGTCTGTAAGACTTCTAATCAACTCCTATCTCAGAGCCAACCAGAGTATTCAGAAGTTTAACTACGACTTGATCAGACCTCTTGGAGCACCCATTAAGGGCTTTGGAGGCGTTGCATCAGGACCTGCACCTCTTATCAAGTTGCACGACCAGATAGACCGTGTAATCGGCTCCAGAGGCGGAGAAACACTAGATTCTCGTGCCATCGTAGACTTGGTAAACCTTATTGGTACCTGTGTGGTATCAGGCAATGTTCGTAGATCAGCAACACTTGCTTTGGGTAACGCAGGGGATGAAACATTTATGAATCTAAAAAATTCAGAACTATTCCCAGAACGTAACTCATTTGATCCAGAAAATCCAGGTTGGGCTTGGATGTCTAACAATTCTATCTCAGCAGAAGTAGGAACAAAGTACGAAGACTATGTAGATTTAATTACAGAAAACGGAGAACCAGGTTTTATCTGGCTTGATGTTGCTCGTAATTATGGACGACTAAAGGATGCGCCAGACGGTAAGGATTATCGTGTGATGGGATTTAACCCATGTGCGGAGCAGCCATTGGAATCATACGAACTATGTACACTTGTAGAAGTGCACTTAAATCGTCATGAATCTAAGGAGGACTTCCTGCGTACCCTGAAGTTTGCATACTTATATGGAAAGACTGTAACACTTGTTCCAACGCACTGGCCACAAACAAACGGTATCATGCAACGCAACCGTCGCATTGGCACATCTCTTACAGGTATTGCATCTTTTGCAGACCAAAAGGGTTTGCCAATTGTTCGTGAGTGGATGGATGAAGGATACAACAAGATTCGTCACTATGACCATCAATATTCAGAGTGGCTTTGTGTTCGTGAATCAATTCGTGTAACAACTGTTAAGCCATCAGGATCTGTTTCAATTCTTTCTGGTGCAACTCCTGGAGTTCACTGGGGACCTGGAGGAAACTTCTTCCTTCGTGCAGTTCGATTTGGAAATACAGACCCAATGATGCACCTCTTCAAAGCAGCAGGGTACACAATCGAAGACGATGTTGTATCAGCAAACACATCAGTAGTTTACTTCCCAATCAAGTCAGGTCATCCACGATCTGAAAAGGATGTAACATTATTTGAAAAGATTGCTCTTGCTGCAACTGCTCAAAAGTATTGGTCTGACAATGGTGTTTCCGTAACGCTATCCTTTGATAAGGAAACAGAATCAAAGCATGTTGTTCCAGCACTTCATATGTACGAGGGACAACTAAAGGCAGTCTCATTCCTACCAATGGGAAATACTGTTTATCCACAACAGCCATATACTCAGATCACTGAAGAAGAATATGAGTCATATATTGGTAAGTTGAAGCATATTGATTTTGCTGCAATTTATGATGGAGCAGAAAACCTTGAGGCACAGGGCGAAATGTACTGCACCACAGACTATTGTGAAATTAAAATAAACAAGTAGTCTTCTGTGGTAAAATAGACTTATAATGTCTACTCCATCAAACCTGTACGCAGAAAAAATATATGCAGAGCATCCAATGGCCTTTTGGTCATTAGACGATAAAGCAGACTATATTAGTTTAATTAATGATAGTCAAAGAGATCTTGCAGATTCTGTATATTGGGAAAGCGTTTTAAATGGATCAGCCAGCGCATACGCTCTTACAGAGAAATCTCCTTTTCCAGAAAGCCCGATAACAAAAATAACTGGGGATTTAGGAGATAGTGAGTTTGGTCAAGTAGTTTGTATAAGTAAAGATATATCAAACTTTAGTTCTTTAAATAAAGAACTATCAACTTTTTCAATAGGTGCTTTTATTAATTCTTTAAGTGTATATTCTTACAGTTTTGAAATAGGCTACGAATATGACGACACAACAAGTGGTAGCACAATTCAAAGATTAAAAACTTATGTTTCATCAGTTCAAGATAGATGGGTATTTATTTCAGAAACCTTCGATACTCCAGACGAAAATACAAGTTTTAGAATTGTTATTAAATTTAATTATATAAACCAAGGAAGTAGTATAGATGATTACGAGTTTTTGGTTAATGGTGTAACGGCTGGGCAGTGGTCAGAAGAATTTAACTCGTCTTCACTTGGAGTAGAGAGTAGTTTAATTCCAAATAACATAAAGATAGAAACCTCTCTTGGAGTTCCTGCAAATGCATATGGACTTAAAGATAGAAATGGATATTACCTAGTATCTAATGAAAGCCTTATGGCAAAAAACACAGGAATTCCATTAGTTTATGGAGCATCAAATCTTACAAAACTTTTACCCAATTCAAACACTCTTGGCTTTAGGCACAATGTCGTAGCAACAAGCGGAAGTTATTTCTTTGCTGATGAATACAATCCAACAATAACAGTTACTCGTGGATCAACATATACATTTGAAATGGATGCTGAGGGTCATCCGTTTTTTATACAAACAGTACCAGGGGCATACAATTCAAACCAAACCTATATTCTTGGTACAAACAACTTGGGCGCTTCAGTTGGAGACATTACTTGGACTGTTCCAGAAAATGCTCCAGACAGTCTTTATTATGTTTGTCAAAATCACTCAGCAATGAATGGAAAAATTATTGTTGTTGATCCTGCTGCAAAGCCATCTCTGATTCTTCCAGCAGAAGGATTTTTAGGAGCAGATGGTCAATATAAAGAATATACTTTAGAGGCTTGGGTAAGAATTAACTCAGACTCACAAACATTGAAAAGAATTATTGGGCCAATAGGATCAGATGATGGAGTTTATGTTGAAGGCCCATTCTTGATTTTAAAAATAGGATCAAACTTTGGTTCCTATTATGTTGGAGAATGGTATCGCCCCATGCTTATGCATATTCGAGTTGGAGAAAATAATTCTTCTTTGCTTATTAATGGAGAAGAAGTAATATCATTAAGGTATTTAACCGAAGAGTTGAACTTGCCGACCACAATGGATTCCAATAGAAAAAATCAAGATTGGATTGGTTTTTATGCATACGAAGATGTATCCCCAATAGAAATTGACTGTGTTGCATTGTATACTTATAATGTTCCTTTGGTCTTGGCTAAGAAAAGATTTGTTTATGGACAGGGAGTTGAGTTTCCAGAGGGAATTAATCAAGCCTATAGTGGTTCATCTATTTATATAGATTATCCATTTGCAGAGTATGCAAATAATTATTCATACCCCAACATAGGAAACTGGTCTCAGGGTATAGTTGATAATTTAAAAACAGATAGTGGGCTTTTATCTACTCCAGATTATAAGTTGCCAGACATTGTTCTGTCAGGGTTTTCTGTAGAAAATCTTTCTTCTAGTTTTTATCCACAAGACGAAGATGGTTTATCTTTTTCTTTTGGAGAACTTCAAGGATCATATATGTATTTTGACAACTTAAACTTTTTAAAAGAAAAGGTTAAGTCTTTTTATGGGTCTTTTAAATTTACCTCTGTTCCAGAAACAAAGCAGGTATTGTTCAGGGCTGAGTCAAAAACATCAACAAACTATTTTGAAATAT